AAGAGAGCAGGGGATAGAACCTTTACCGACTGGACAATTAGTGTTCTTTGTGATGAAGAAAATGCTATTCATGAGAAGTTTATCGCCTGGTCTGAGAGTTTTTACTCACTAGATGATACTAATAGAGGTCTAGCATACGCACAGTGGACAGTAGCACCACTTAGTGTTGGTATTAATAACAATAGTAGTTTGGCTGGTGATACACCTGCTGGTAAAACTATTACATTAGTAGGTTGCTGGCCATCGGAAGTTGGAACCATCGACTTCTCATACGATAGCACCGACGCAGTTGCTGAGTTTAGTGTTACAATTGGATTTGATCACTGGAAGTATGCGTGATTTGGGAATTTTGATTTTATTATTTATTATTGAGGAGAATGTAAATGCCAATTGACTTATTTGGATTTACCATTGGTCGTAATGGAAAAATGTCACCACAACCAACAAGTGGCTCTGACCTAAAGGCGGAGTCATTTGTCGGTCCTGATGAATATGATGGAACCTTCACCTTAGATGGTGGTGGTGTAGTTGGTCAGTATGTTGATTTTAATGGTTCATTAAAAACAGAAAATGATTTAATCGGTCGTTATAGAGGTATGGCAGTATATCCAGAAGTGGATCTTGCTATAGATGATATAACAACCGAGGCAATAGTTCATGGACAAGACAGAACTATTGTTGCTATAGATCTAGATAAAGTAGATCTACCAGAAAGTATTAAAAAGAAGATGAAGGTTGAATTCACAAACATCCTTCGTCTTTTAAAGTTTAATAGTAAAGCCTATGAAATTTTTAGAAGATGGTATATTGATAGTAAGATTTACTACCATATCATCACAGATAAAGATTCTAAAAATAAAGGTATTTTAGAATTGCGTGCTATTGATCCAGTCAAGATCAAAAAGATTCGCAATATACAAAAGAAAAACGAAAATGTTAAAGGAACAATAGTTCCACTTGTGAAAAAAATAGAAGAGTTTTATCTCTATACTAACCTTGATAATCAATCTTCTTTCCAAACCAACCAAACTGGACTCAAGATTGCTCCTGATTCTATTGTATATGTTCACTCTGGTATTATTGATTCTGGAACCAAACGAGTTGTTGGGTATCTTCAGAAGGCAATTCGTCCACTGAACATGCTTCGACAGACGGAAGATGCCACTGTTATCTACAGAATCTCCCGTGCGCCTGAACGTCGTATCTTCTATATTGACGTTGGTAACTTACCCAAACAAAAAGCAGAGCAGTATCTTAAAGATATTATGAATCGATATCAGAACAAGTTGGTCTATGATGCCAGCACTGGTGAGATTCGTGATGATCGTAAGCATATGAACATGCTTGAAGACTACTGGTTGCCACGACGTGAAGGTGGCAGAGGAACCGAGATCACCACCCTAGATGGTGGACAGAATCTTGGTGAGATGGAAGACGTTGATTACTTCCTCAAGAAAGTATATCGCGCCCTTCATGTTCCTACCTCTCGCATGGATGCCGAGAACGGATTCAACATGGGACGATCTTCGGAGATCAGCAGAGACGAACTAAACTTCTTCAAGTTCATTGATCGTCTTCGTATGAGATTTTCAGATCTATTCCTTCAACTAATGAGAACTCAATGTTTACTTACGGGAATTATGAAGGAAGATGATTGGCTGAAAATTCATCAAGATATCTTCTTTAATTTCCAAAAGGATTCATATTTTACTGAACTCAAAGAAACAGAAATTATGAAGGAAAGACTCGAACTATTACAGAGTATGGAGCCTTGGTTAGGTCGATTCTATTCTGACGAATGGGTTAGAAAGAATATTTTAAAGTTGAATGAAGGCGAAATGAAAGATATAGCCAAAGAAATGGCCAAAGAAATGCCGGCGGAAGCCGACCCACCTATAGAGGATGAAGCACAATGAAACCAGCAGAAGAACTATTGAGAAACATGCTAGATGATAATATGGAAAAGTTTAAAGCCACATTTGGTGATACATTTAATCTAAAGGTTCAAGATGTTACGGGTGTAATGACTCCCGATATCGTAGCAAATCTAATCAAAGATCCTGAAGAAGTAGAACTAGAAGGAGAGGATACAGATGGAACCGACTGAAATTATAAATAATTTACTAGATAAGAACTATGTGAACGCAGAGAACAATATCAAGTCTCTTCTATATAAGAAAATGGCGGATGCAGTTAATGGTAAGTATCCCTCATCACAGGAACAAGAAGTAGAAACTCCAACAGAGGAATAGTAAATGTTACTAATCACCGAAACAAATACAGAAGACGTTCGCTTAGTTACTGAAGCAACAGAAGATGGCAAGAAGAATTACTTTATCGAAGGTGTCTTCATGCAGTCTAATAAGCCCAATCGTAACAATCGCATCTATGAGAGAAATATTCTTTTCAATGAGGCCAAGCGATACATCAAAACCTATGTTAATGAGAATAGAGCATTTGGTGAATTGAACCATCCACAGGGCCCAACTGTAAATCTTGATCGCGTTTCTCATATCATTAAAGAGATGAAAGAAGATGGTGATAACCTAATGGGTAAAGCCAAGATTATGGATACACCAATGGGTAAGATCGTGCAGAACCTTATGGATGAAGGTGCCAAACTCGGTGTATCATCCAGAGGTATGGGATCACTGAAAGAAAGAAACGGAATCAACGAAGTCCAAAAAGACTTCATGCTTTCCGCAGTTGATATTGTCGCAGATCCATCTGCTCCTGATGCCTTTGTCAATGGTATCATGGAAGGTAGGGAATGGATCTGGGACAACGGTATTTTGAAAGAGAAGGACATGCAGTCTTTCAAAGAGAGTATTGAGTCTGCGTATACTACCAGACAAAATAGAGAAGAAAAACTAATTGAAGTATACGCCGACTTTATGTCAAAACTTAAAAATGTATAAATAATGGCGCTAGCAAAGAATAAAAAGGAGTCCCTTCATATGAGCCAGAATCCAGTAGACACAGCAAGAGCAATTCTTGAAAAGATCGAGACAATCGATGAAATCGAGAAGCCTGTTCTTGACTCAGAAACTTACAATAAGGACGCCACCGGCAAAGGTGATGAGGTTCACACCGATGAGGGTCCTAACAATGCTAAGAAGAACAAGAAGTCAATTGGTGCAAAACCATCTGCTGCTAAAGCAGAGAAGAAGGTTCCATCAGTAGTCCCCGCAGGTGGAAACCAGGCTGGTGGTGGTGTTACCGAAGATTTAGATGCGTTGTTTAGTGGAGAAGATCTTACTGAAGACTTTAAAATTAAAGCAATCACTATCTTTGAGGCTGCTATCAACGAGAAGATTGAAACTATTACTTCCTCACTAGAGGAATTATACAGTGACAGACTTACCGAAGAAGTAGCCGAAGTAACTGAGGAACTCACCAACAAGATTGATGAGTATCTTGATTACGCAGTCCATAACTGGCTCTCTGAGAATGAACTCACAGTAGAGCAAGGTATTCGTACTGAAGTTACTGAGTCCTTCATGGAAGGTCTTAAGACTCTATTCGACAACCACTACATCGAGATTCCCGAAAGCAAGGTTGACCTTGTTGATGGACTTGCTGAAGAGAACGAGGAACTCGTTACTCGACTCAACAATGAAATTCAAGCAACTATGGATATGTCAGAAGAACTTCTTGACTTCAAGAAATCTTATGTATTCAATGAAATGTCTGAAGGACTTGTTGATACTGAAGTAGAAAAGTTCAAGACTCTCGCTGAAGGTGTAGAACACGCCGACATCGAAGAATATATTGAAAAACTTGACATCATCCGAGAATCATATTTCGGAGAAGGTATCAGCGAGAATGTCGCAGATGATACAATCGAAGGTACACCTGAAGTAACAGGAACCGGTTCGTTGATGGAAGGTTACGCACAAGCAATAAGTAGAAGTTCCTGATAGGATTAGTTTAGTAGATCACACAACCATAAAAGGAGAAGTCTAATGGATTTCGATTCAGTCACACCAATGGATTCACTTGAAGAGAAGTGGACCCCAATTTTAAACCATACAGATCTTGAACCAATTCAAGATTCATACAAGAGGAAGGTCACTGCCGTCCTTCTTGAGAACAATGAGAAGGCTCTTAGAGAGCAGTATCTTTCAGAAACCCCACTAAACGCAGCCGGTGGTTACATCGGTGGTGGTGCGGGTTCTGGTACAGTATCACCCAGTTATGCTGGTTTCGATCCCGTACTTATCTCGCTCGTTCGTCGTGCTATGCCGAACCTAAT